GGCAAAATCAAGCATTTCCTTAACCAAGTCATCAGCTCCTTTATGCATATCTATACCGACAGTGCAACCAAAAACGGATACCAGTTCCGACATCTTTAATAAGAGTGGATATAGTATCATCCGTTGTATGATCAGCAAGTCAGTTGTGGATGCATAGAAAACTCTGGTCTTGGCTAATTTATTCTTGACAGTCAATCTAGGCTCATCTTTTAAATGAGCTGTATAAACGAACTGAACAGTATGTCCTTCCTTGTAGGCTTTGATGATTTTACAAACGCTCTCCTTCAAAGACGGGATGGCTTCTCTAGTGAAAGAATCCTCGCTTACAAGTGGTATGTATTGAGATTTCTTACCAGGATAGCCAAATCCGCCTGAGGTCTTAGCATTGATCCTCTTAGCACAAGTTCCAACTATACCGTTGATAGCATCTTCCATGTTCAGGGGTGTTACCTTGAATTCATGCTTGTCTATCTCCGCATCAAGTCTATCTAAAACTTTACCTAATATTCTAGGACACAAACCAACGCCCTGCTTATTCATTTTCCTAAGAGCATTATTCCATGGGGAACAGTAGGTGCCTTCTTCATTAACGAATGGTTTAAGCTTGGGTGGTCCGTAAGAGACTTCTCCTTTGTCAGTAACTAAGACGTTTGGAAAAGCTTCCATAATATCTTCGAATACTGGTGTTCTAGCAACAAGCGATTTCTTATTGATCATCACTTTCTTGTCTATCTTACCAAAATAATTAACTCCATGGAATGTCTCATACCTAAATGGTGACTTAGCATTAGGATCAGTGAGAGGAATTTCTAACATACCTTCTGACACAAGTTCCATAAGGGGACTGGTTGCATTTAGTTTATCTATAGCGGACAGTATATTCTTTTTCAAGATTACCGGTGCATAACAATAATGGTTGACTGTATTGGCAGCAGAGTGTATTCCTACAACTACTGTACACTTATCTATATTGGCAAAGATAGGCGTTCCGCAAGCAGAAGCCTTATGATCCGTCCACTTATAATGCACGAAGTCAGTCAACTCAAAAGCGTCGTGATGTTTCGCGGCAGTTACAGTTTGTGTATCTAAGGTCCTAGCAACTTTCGTTTCCGTAAGCTGTGGGATACCAACATTGCCGAAATAGTTAGTGTGTACCAACATGTCTTCAGTAAAGTAATCAATAGCATTTTTAAAAATACGATG